TAACTACTGAATTTGCGAACATTAATAATAACCAACAACTTATGAATCAAGATGTAACCGAAAAGATACAAGTATTTGAACAGTGCATAGAAATAGTTACAATGCTTAAAACTCAAAGAATCAGAGCAGGATTCTCACAAGACTTCATGGCTGACTGGTTAAATATATCACGAAAGAAGTTTAATGAATTTGAGAATGGTAAGTTTGACTTTGAATTGATGGTAATGTATGCAGATAAATTTTCAATAAAAATTAATATTAGCTATCAATGAAACATCTTGAATACCACTTACAAAGGCAAGTCTGCGCATATCTAAATAATGCCTATCCTAAAGTATTATACCTATCTGACACCATAGCCAACGTGAAGCTCACGATGATTCAGGCAGTCAGGAATAAGGCAATACAGAAGCATGGATTCAAGACACCTGATATTATAATACTGCACCCTAACCACTCCTATCATGGGCTGATGATTGAATTGAAATTGGAAAGTCCATATAAAAAAAATGGACAAATAAAGTCCAATGAACATCTGATTGCTCAGGAGAAGTCAATCAATGATCTGAATAAGTTAGGGTATTACTCATGCTTCTGTTGGTCCTTCAATCAGGCAAGAACAATAATTGATAACTACTTAAATAATAAATAAAAAATGCCACCCTATTATAGAGTGGCACTAAAACAACTTTTGAAATGTGACAATGCAATATTAACAATAATTATTTTGAAATAACAGATAATACATTTGAGGTCAGCACGCACTTGCCGGAAGCAATAATTCTGACATCATATCTTTTGTTAGAATCAGAAACCGACAATGAACCGATCCTTTTAGATGCAGTATTTGTTGTGTAGGTCACTGACTTATTAGTCCATCCTGTTTGCTGAACACCTGCCAATGTGAACTTCATCACTTGCACTTGATACGTTACGCCTGACTTCTTGCATGGCACAAATGATATATTGATTATTTTAGTAACAGTTGATGAAACAGTGAATGAATCAATCTTACATGAATCAACTATCACTGGTGGCACAACTATATTAGGTCTTTTGTAATTCCATGTTCTTGTGAGTGTAGGTAGTGTGTAATAATTATATACATAAGGACTATTGCCTTGCAAGTTCTTAGTCTGCCATGAAGTATCTTTCAATGTGTAGGTAATTGTAGAGTTACCAAATGGATAGGTATAAGTAGCAGGATTGCTAATCACAACTCCATTGACCTTCCATTCTTCTTTTAGCTTAGGACTTGTCAACTGCCTTACTACTGTTGGGTAGTTAGGATGTTTGATTGTATCGGTTGTGGCAGTGCTTGATTCCAACCACTTAGTTGTTGGTAGTGTTGAGTAGAATGAATACAAATGTGCTTCATAATTGATTGCATACAATGGACATTGCTTAGTGACCCCATTTACATTGATGCTCAGACTCTGCATTAATGAATTACCATTGAATCTAAGAGTAGTTGGATTAGCCCCATTATTAACCCCATAGTTGAAGTTATTAGCAGCAGCAGGTGAATAGTATGCAGCGCCTTCAAAGGCAGTAAGGTCATTAAGACCTGAGCCACCTGAAGCATTGGGCCACCACTTAAAAGGCAATGATGGATTCATGTATAATTTATACTTACTTCTATTGAAGGTTCTTGCAGTATCAATGTTTGGTTTTGCATTATCACCATTATTCCATGCACGATAATAATATCCTCCTGAAGGTGGTGGATTCCTAAATGTTGCATAACCTTCGTATTCATCAGCTAACTTTGCATAGCTGTGACCTATCTCATGAAGCATTATTAAAAGTGATTGTGAGTTCATTGAGCCAGTTGCATAAGTACCACCACTGCCACCATAGTAAGGTGTGTTAGCAATTATCATAGTCTGCTTTACTCCTTGTGGGAAGTAGTTAGTAAGTACTTGTTGAATCGTTGTAGTGTTGGTAGCATAAAGTAATCTGCACAAACCACCATAATTAAAAGTAGAACCATATAATGGATTCTTATCTGTTATCAATGGGTAGCCTTGATTAACACAACTATTAGTATAAGGTGGATAGACTGTGTTTATACCACTTGTAGGTGAAGGACTGATGACTGCAACCCAATTGTAGTTATTATAGTACTCCTTCCAAAACTCAGCATTGATGAATCCATTGTAAATTGTTGTTGCATTCGTTCTTGACAATGCACTATCAGTGATTGAATATCCATCCATTAATAAAACAATATTCTCTCTCCATGCCTTATACCCATTGAGATAGTATAGTTTAGTGGATGTATAATCAATGGCAGGTGGTGGAGGTGGCACATCATTAAGTATCCTTCTGAATATTGATGGTTCAACTTCCTTTTGTATTATTGTCACCTGAGTTGGTGTTGAATCATTTTCCCATGCTTCATACTGAAGATGAATCAACTTGTCATTGTTAAGGTTGCGCTCAGTAACCTTTTTGTCTTTTGTGTATTCCTGACCATAACATATTGCCGATGTCAGGAAAATGATAAGCATTAATAGTATTTTATTCATATTTATTTATTTAGTTTATAAAAGTAACCAAGTTGAACTTCTTTATTGAACACATCATATCCAAACTGATATGAGTTTTTTTTCTTATCCTGATATAAGAATGAAGGGCTCAATCCATACTTATCACCATAGGTCATTAGAAGCCCAAGATTGAAAGATTTTCTTTTAGGTGCAATAGTTATAACCTTTGTCGGTTGAAGCCACTTATAGTCAATAGAACTGCCATTGAATCCATTCCTGCTTATTGTATCGTAAACGAATAAATGAATGTTGGAATCAGTCCATTCACGTTTGTATGGATGCTTAAAAAAGTAATCCTCTATGACTTTAGTTGTATCAATATATTGTGGAATCGTATCACGAATGATAGCACCCTTATAAATGTTTGTTACCTTATAATTCTTATAGATTGTAGAATCATAATAGTTTTTTACAGTAGTTGAACTTTCATCAATTATACAATTAGAAAGCATCCCATGTAAACAGTAACCGATAAGTAGTAATAATATTCCAGTAACTATCTGAAGTACTACTCTCATCTATTGTGGTATATGGACAAACAATGCAAATTTTATATCCCTTGTTCTTGCCATCACAGTTCCACCATTTGAATCATTAGAAACTGATGTGTTGCCTTCCACAGTCAAGAATTTTGTTGATGTTACTTTGGCATCATAGATTCCTACATGGTCATATCTGCCATCACTATTCCAATCAAAAAAAACCAAATCACCCTGAATAGGATTTTGTGTGATCCAATTCATTTTCTTAAAATATGCAACTGCTGTTTGGCAGCCTGCAAATCCCTTTGTGAATCCAATCTTAGGTAGTGGTGTCCCTGCCTGATGATATACCCATGAGCAGAACATACCACACCATGCCACGCCATCAAATCCAAACCACTTGCCATATTTTGTCTTGTTGGAATTGGCAGGTATTTCAGAATAACCAATTTCTTTTTTTGCTACCTCAATGACTGTCATAGGTTATTATCTATTAAGCATTGAATTATCCTTCACAGTCAATTTTGAATAGATAGATCCTATCAATCCAATGATTAACATATGTGATGCATTCTTTACCCAGAATGATGACTCTGGAAATGCAACTGGGTATTGTGCAGCCAATAACATTATTGAAGCTCCTGCTGCACCAATCATTGCAGACATCCATAATAGCTTCTTGAAGAATGATGGCGACTCAGATACTAATCTGCGCCATATATTTTTTAGTGTAAAATTGTCTTTCATTTAATTTTGGTTTATTGATAATCGATTTTGATGTTGAATTACTTGTATCCTATTGTTGATTTCACTATAATTATTTTTCAACTCATTGACAGTTTCCTTCATGTAGTCAATGTCTTTCACTGATGCTGTATGGCTTACCTCGAGTCTGTTCACTGCTTCAATCAGTTTGTCATTTTGATTTATTAGCCTTATAGAAAAAAATGTAATGATTCCAATCAAAGATAGTAATAACCATGTCTTTGCATCTTCAATTAGTGCCAGTGCTGTTGCCATATTATAATGCAATTTTTCTTGCAGTTCCGTAAACAATTAAAGTTCCATTTCCTGTTGTTGATGTTCCCACCACAACAAATACTTTTTCATTCTCCACTAATTGTTTTGGCGATACCGATTCTCTATCTAACATTGCAAAGTCATTAAATACATAAGCGGTAAAAACTGCACCATCATTAAACTGAAAAGATGATGCATTATTAGTTTTTATTCTTATTGTTAAATTATCATAAGCAACAGTTCCATAGGTATATTTTTCTGAAGCAGCAATTACTTCCCATGCATACCCAGCTCCTGGTGCTGCTAATTCTGTTATATCAAAATTTCCACCTGATAATAATTGAGCTGCGGACAGAGATAACTTAAATGTAACTAAGTTAGGACCTGCATTTAAAACATTATCCCAATTCGGTACATTTCCCGATGATACCCTTAGCACTTGTCCTGATGTGCCTATTGGCAATCTTGTGATGCCACCACTTGCATTCAGATAAAAAGTATCACCATTCGCAACTGTTGATGGCACAACAAATATCTCTTTGATTCCATTACTTGTCCTGCACCACATCTTGCCATCAGCTGAGTTCATGAATAGCTCACCGATATAAACATCAAGTGAATCCCAAGAACCATCCACATGGTTGTCCGATGGTGCAACTGTTGGTACTTGACCGCTAACTGTTGATAGCTTCTGAATCATCCTGCTATCTTGTGTATTGATTGTTCTCGTAAATACTGCCATATACTTAAATAGATTTTATCTTGTTCTGTTTGAATATTTCATTCTCATACTGGATGTCATCAACACCCCCTGCTACCACTGTCTGAGGTAAGGTAGCACTTGCACTTCTTACATTATCAACACCACCTACTACTTCAGATATGTCAATGTCATTGACTGGCACACTGCAATTCTCAAATCCATAGGCAACTTTAATCCTTAGATTTATAACCCAACCATTAAGGCTATCCTCAAATCTGTCAGCAAATGGAGTCATCGATATTGATTCATCTAACTTAAATTCTTTGTTATCGGTTTGCTCTTTAAATATCAATGCCACCACATCCTGAGCCACTAATTGCAAGTCAGAATATATTTCAAAGTCATTCTTTTCACCATCAGTCACAAGATCAGCCAACATCAATTGAAATGATATTAGTGAAGACCTACCCTGAATCGATGAATCAGTTACATTGAACCACATCAATGGATAGGTAGGTTGTGATGTCACTGTTGTAGTGTCAGGCATACCACCATATAATAACTTCCTAAAGGTCACATCATACAGATTGCCAGTTCCAAAACTATTTATTTGTCGATGCCTTTCTGCGATGCTTTTTAGCAATCTGATAAGTCTGTTGATGCTGTATTTTGTTTTCACGCAATTCAAATTTGATTAACTTCTGAATATTTTTATTAGATGTAGTCTTCATCTTCTCTTTTTATAAGGTTCTTGAAATCTTGGAATCCCTGCCCTATCGATAAAGCTATTGAACTCATCATCCAATAGCATCCCACTGAAGAAGTTTTGTGTGTTCGGTGCAATGTCATCACCTGCATCATTGCCATTGTCATACTCAGGAAATAAAGTACTATACTCACATAGGTAGGCAGTGATTCTTTCAGCATACCACTGCGCTCTGTTTTGCCACCAATCAATAACCTCTTTCATGTCAGACATTGACACCTGCGATGCTGTTTCACTTGTCTTGGTCATGATGCCTTTATTCAGATACCTAACACTGATATACATTGGTGAATCGGCAATGATGAATGCAACCATGCATCTCTGAATATAGTCATTCATTAAGGTAAGATAGTTGCCTGCTAATGTATTTGCAGCCACATCTGACTTCAGCCTATTATAAAGTTCCGTTCCAAGAATAGGATGGATGCGTTGTTCCTGCACATCATCGATTAACTGACCTAACATCTTGTAGTCAATGTTGTCACTGAGTACACTATTGTTTTTTAGGTCTGCCTCTGAAATAAATCTAATCATTATATATTTATTTTTCTGTTACTAAAACTTGTTGCCATGTATGTCTGCAATAAGGCAAATGAACTAATCCACCTTGATTAGGTACTGTGTACCAACCGCCTTTCATTCTCCATACATCGTATCCAAATATGCCACTCATACGCTCAATATCTTGTCTGCTGTATAGTCTTTTCATCTTCATCATTCGTTGGCAGAACTCTCTGCTTTCTCCTCCAGGCACTAATGCAGGTGCATCACTTCTTTTCTCATATCTGTACATCGTGGTGATAGTTGGTATCTTGCCTTTCGGTGTGATGCCATCAACTCCTTTTGATGTCGGTGTACGCACTATCTGACCATTCTTATCTGTTGCCTTAATTAACTTGTCATCAAGCATTTTGTTAATTAGTGACTGAATGACCTCTGTCTTCTCACTTATCGCCTTAGCAATATTCTCAATGCTGATGTCAGGTGTTTCCTGTAATATCTTTAATATTTTATTCTGCACCAATTCCGATTCAACAAACTTATCTGCTTCACTTATCTTGCTGAATTGTTCTCTAACAACTTTTACAATATTGTATTTGTCTTCTTCAACTCCAAATGATTGATATACTTTTAAGTCTTCATCTGCATTTCGTTGTGAGCTGAACTCTTCTGTTTCACCCAACATACTATCTATGTCTTCAGCAGTCAATCCATAGCCACCTCTTAGCATTGTCACTGCCTGATCATATGTCAATGAACCTCTGCTATACTTCGTGATGATGCGCATTACATTTTGCATCTGTCTGCCAGTAAGGTTTTTCAATGATTCATTAACTACAATCTCTGACTGTTGGGTTTCTTGTGGAGCAGCTTGTGGTTTAGGTTGTTCGTTGTTAACTATTGGCTCAGTAGGTATCAACTTATATGCACCCTTGATTCCTGTTAGGTTCTCAGCATGGAAGTTGATTATCTTCTCTGCTATCTGTTGCCTTCCATTTACATAAGTGTTCTTAAATAGTTCATAGGCATCTAACATTTCTGTTCTGCCACCCAACTGACCTTCAACCCTTACACCCATGAGCATTGGTGATGTAATCTGATGCCCTACAAATATCTCTTGCAATACTGTCTTATTCAATATCTCAAACTTAGTGTCGCTATCTTCAGGTTCCAATGATTCAATCAATGGAGCTGATTCTTTGTTAGGCACAAAGTTCAATACAAACTTCCCTGCATTATCGGTTCCTGTCTTGGTGTATCTGAATTGCCTGCTGATAGCTTGCATCTCTTCCTTAGTCGGTTGCTGTGCTATGAATGTAATCACCTTGCCACCCCAAAATCCATTCTTGATATTGTTCAAGTGATAGTTACTTATCTCTATATCTGTTTCAATATATGGAATGCAGCCAATGTAATTTACAATAGGATAAACCTTGCATCCCGGTCTATATACCTTGTAATAAAATATCTGTCTACCTTTTCTATTGTTGATGTCGAATGCAGGATATTCAATGATGTCAGGGGTGCTATATAAAGCCCATTGTGGTGAATAATAAAACATACTGCCATCAACATTAGACCTTACATTCTTAAACTCCAATACCTTCATCTCATACGATGTGCCGGAGCGATTCCATATTATTTCAATTGCAGTTCCATTATATAATTCTAAGTCAGTGACTAACTGATACGCAAATTCATTTAATGTCTGCCATCTGTTCACGCTATCAAACAACTCCTGCAATCTCGCATCCTGCACAGTCATCTCTAATCCTTTGCCATATACATAGGTAACCTTTGAATTGATAATTGCATTGTGCTTGGCAGAACGATTGTATAGCTCAATAAGGTAGTTAGGATATAGATTATCTTCTCCAAATGTCACATAGCCCTCACGCTGCCTTTCAATGTTCACAGGTATCTTATGCGACTCTAATTGTACTTCATAGATGTTTGCCTTATCAAGTGGTTTTCTCATATACGATATTGATATTATTATTTTGATGTGATGTCACAGTTTGTCTATTCCAAATGACAAGTGCAAGCCCTCTTTCAAGTACTGCTCCTGATAGTGATAGACAAGTGTATTCATGGTAGCCTATCTTTAAGTCTACTTCGCCATCCAATGAAATAGGATTAGGTGTGTCTTTTATTGTCAACAGATTATATCTATTCTTAAATAAGCTCGTGTCAGGCACAGTGCAGAACACCACTTCATTGGTCTGTTTGTTTCTAAAACTGATTATGAAACTCGGTTCATCATAATCAGTCATCTCACTGGCTGTTACTATTATAGTTGAGAATCCATTCTTCTGAATTATAATCATATCTATATATAGAATTATTCAATTTTTGTAATAAAAAAACCCCACATAGTTGTATGTGAGGTTAGTTTATATTGTTAGTTTAGGTTATGCAGGTAGTAATAGTGCTGCAATGATTCCTGATGCCACTTCTTTTGAAGGGAGTGGTTCTTTGCCAGTGAACTCTAATTCATAGCCATTTCTGTCATCGATTAGCTTTCCAAAGGTAGCAAGTCTGCTTACAAGATTCAATCCATATCCTTCACCATACAACCAATACTTGTCATTTGAATCTTTGATGATGATAAGAACTCTGTTCTTAGCAACGATGTAAAGTTCATTTCTCTTATTGGTTTCTTGCTTGTACAATGGAATCTTAACTGACTGCTCATGTGCAATAGTGCCATTCTCAGGCTTCTTGATTGCATTCTCTGTCACTTCACCTTGCTCTGAATACAACTCATACTTCCAAAACTGTTTGCCTGCTGCCATCGTGATAGCAGTTATTGCACCCGATACAGTTGTGATTGCAGTTGCATTGTTGAACTCAGTGATGTAAATTTCTTTGACACCACCTGCGTTATCGCCTAAACAATCTAATGTAAATCCTTGCGTGAGTAAACAACTCATAATTATTAATTTGTTTTAAGTGATGATTAAGAATTTGAATACTCAACTACTTCAGATGGGAAAGCAATTTGCCAACCTCTTCTGTATCTGAATGAGTATTTTACATTTTGGTCATCTTGTGAGTACCATAATTCAGCTGCTTCTTCCTCATTCAATAAGTCAACACCTAAGAATAAGTTTCTGTCAGGATCCATTGCGAAGATGAAAGGATTATCTCCAGTACTTGAACCTAATCCATCAAGACCATGTACAGGTATGATTTCATGAACTGAACCTTCAGCGAGGATATTTTTTTGGTCACCTTGTGCAGGGAAGTGATATAAGTTGTCAATAAACATTTTCTGTCTATATAACTCAGCGATGTCATAGCCCATAAATATCTTAACACCTGCGTTACCCTTTAATTGAACAGGTATCTTAGAAACTATATTCTGAATGATTGTTCTTACATTAGAAGTAGTCACTGGACCTGCTACTGCTGTTGCAACATTAGTTCCTGTAGCTGCTTTGATTATCTTAATCAACCCATCATAGATTGATAGATACGCAGAACCTGATGCAGTGTTACCTTGCCAGTCAGCAGTCTCTTGATGCTTCTTGATTTGATTTACAATGTCAGATATAATCTTTGCAGGTATATCAGACTCATTGTATTTCTGACCATTTCTTAAAAGGATTTGAGTCCATTTAGCTTCCAATGTACGAGGACATAATGTGTCCTGATACTTCACTGCCTTAGCTTCGATGTTACGCTGAGTGAATGCAGTTGTGCCTGATGCAAGAAACGAACAACCATCACCACTCTGTGGTATTGGTGTATTTGTTAATATTTGCAAAGCCATTGATGATTTAACACCAACCTGCACATTTGCCAATGCAGCAGTTTCACTTTCGAAGTGAAGCTCTGTGAGCAACACTTTGCTCGTTTGATTAACGTAATCCGTTAACGATCCTACTGAGAATGCCATATATTATTTGTTTTTAATTGTTTTTAATGAAGATAAAATTGAATCTATTTTTTGTTGTCTTTTGTCTTTTGCAGTTGTGAATTGCTGATTTTCTTTTTTCAATTCACCAGTTGGCAAGTCACCAATCTTCTCGATTAGCTCAAACATTTGTTTGTTTGTTTCTTGCTGATTAGATATTTCTTTTTCAATTGCCGACATCTTTGCATTGATAGCATCCATCAGCTCCTTCAACTTCTTACCCATATCCTCTTGTGTAGTATCATCAGTTGATACAACTACCTCTTCTTCTGCTGCAATGGCAACAGGAACAATCTCAGTGATAAGACCATTGACAGTAGTAACCTTTGTTCCATTTTCTAATTCATGTGTTCCATCAGGTGCAGGATTAGTGCCTTGATCGGTAACAACCATGATAGAACTTCCAACTTCTAATTCATCATAAGTAATCATTGTGCCATCCTTTAACTTGCCTTCACCCATCATCTTCTCTTCTTTCTTCACTTCAGCAACAGGCATTGTTTCAAGTCCTAATAGAACTCTGATCTTGGTGAATTTTTCATCACCAACTAATTCTTTTATTGATTGTTTTATATTGGACATAATTGTTTATTCTAACTATATATAGAATATCTAATTATGTGTTCAACTTAGGATTTGTCTAAGTCTATTAATTACCTCTTCTTCTGTTGCAGTAATTAGCTTTTTAAGAAAGAATCCTTCTGCTGAAAAACCTTTGAATGTATCTGTCTTGATAAGATTCCATACTTCATCATTCTCTATCTTGTATGAAACAAAATAACTTCCATCCGGCACATTAGAGAATCCTGATGGAGCTGATATGCCACGCTTAGAATCGATTATGAAACTTTCAAACATGAATACCCCATCTACTTGTTGACCATTATGCATCAAGTTGACTGAATGTTGAAATCCATCCTTGTGATACTTCATCACTAACTGCTCAATAGTTGGTGCATCGAATACGACATAAAACTCTGAGCCATCTTCTGCTTTGCGATATATTGGAAGATTGGCAATTAATAAAGGACCAGTTACAATTCTTCTATCTTCAGACTGCACTGCAAATTTCAACTTCTGCTCACTGTCTATCTGTTTAAGTTTACGTTGCGCCCATTCGATACCTGCATCGCCACCCCAACAAAGCCACATCAACCGACCACAACCATCGCCTAATTCTTTCTGTGAATTTTGTCTGTGCCTTTCAAATGCAGCCATGCGTGCAATGGTGTCACGACTGATAGCTTCACCTTTTGCAAGTTGATTAGCCCTTGCCTTGCCTACTGCTGTGCCACAATCGCCCCATCCATTTTCTTCTGCCCAACGCAATGCCACCTTAGCATTCTCTGATGCCTGCTTCGGATAGTCTTCATAGCTGTCTTGGAATTGTTCTGACATACCTTTGTTATCGTACATACTGATGCACATCGCAATAGCTTGGTCTTGCTCCTTGCCCTCAGTAATCATTGCAGGGATGCAGCGTGATAGAAATTCTGATTGGCTTTCACCTGCCTGTGGATCAATGAATATCTCAGCATTGAACTTCATCCATAGTCTTTCAATGGCAGGTGTGTCGACTAATGCCACTGCATTCAATCCTGTATCTGAACTGTCATCGATGACCATCTTGTATATTGGGAACTTATCCATATAATGCTTTTGTTTTTATATCTCTGATTCTGTTTTGTGTTGAACTCACATCATCCTCTAATACATAGGCTTTCACTGCCTCATTTTTATTATTGTTATTCTGTGGAATGATTGTGCCTTGTGGGTTGAATGTAGGTATTGTTGGTGCATTAGGGGTAGCAATAGAACCACCACCACCACCAG